AATCCTTCTGATATGTGAACGGCGCTACCGGATTGATTGCTCCAGCGAATGTTGTCGTCCGATATGAATCATTCAACGTTGCAACGCCACGTTGGTCCAATTGTTTGTTGTAATCAGCAAGCGAAATGCCTGGAGCAGGGACCTGTGCTGAAATATCACTCGCATCGACAAATAATTCACGACGATTCATACCGGTTCTCATCGCAATGGTGTCAATACCAGTCCAATATGCAAATTTGTTGATACCTGTACCCTCACCAAGGATGAACGCTACATTACCTTTACCAACAGTTGTGTTTTTATACTCACTGTTAACTAGGTTGTCGAACTTTGGAGAGAAAATGACCCTATTATTTGTTACTTGGCTGTACGATCGATCTGCCCCAACATAAAGCGAGAATACGAACTGGTTTGTTGCGTTGAGAACGATCTTAAACCCTAAGCCATTCGCCTCACACAGAGACTGAACTGCTGTATAAAGCGAACCGCCATAAAATTGAGCATCAACAACCTTTGCTGTGATGATCGGATCGACAGAGGTCTGGAAAATAAAGTTAGGAATAGTTCGATAACCATCTGTTGGTGCAATAATGTTATGATTTAGTAATTGCTGGATCGCACCTTGAAGATTAGCATTCTTGAAAACCTCTTGCCCAGCTACGACACGCCAGTCAAGCATTGATTCTAGTGACCGACCAGAAATAACTAGGTGGTTTCCTGTTTCCTGATCTGTTTTTACCTCAATTGACTCTGTTATCATGATGTGCTCGGACTCGCGCAGAGTCAAAAATGACCCAAGCGGAACAGCAGAAAGAACACTATCCCACACAGGGGTGTAAAGCTCGAAGTCCCCGCATTTGTCGTATCGATCGGTCCAGATAAGAGATTCAAACTGATCGACAGTACCTAGCGCTAGGAAACTAGAATTCATTCCTGTAACTTCCATGCTTTACACCCCCTCGTAGACCAGTGGACTTTCAACGGAGAACCGGAGCGAATCCAGGCCTGTGTCTGCTTTGATTTCAAATGTGTTCGTTCCAGGAGTCAACTTCAACCAAGAGGAGTCTCTTGTCATAGAATTAATGACGTTGGCGTTGATCCCGTAGAAGGACCTATCAAGCATTAGACTCTTCTGACCTGTTTGACTATTTACTACTACTGTATCGCCGTCATGAAGCAAGGCCCAGGTATCAACACCAAGAATACGAAGCCATGTTGTGGTATCGATTTTGAAGAATTCTCCAGTTTCCAATTTTGTGATGGTGACGTTGGTCGCTGGAGTCAGTGCTCGGATCTTCATGATGAAGCCAGTATCGACCTCGCCTTGATAATCCACCGTAAGATTCACATTCTCAAAATATGAGCCATCCGTTGTCCCACGCTCACACATCAACTGATCAACATCCATGAGGTTTGCGCCCCCACCAAGTTGAATTGAAGACCCCAGAGTATAATAGTACATTCGCATGTTTACAGCGCCAGAAGGAGGCGTGACTGTCATCGAGACTCTTGTCCAGACTCCTCCAGAACAAACCACAGGAGCCGGAATAACCACCTCAGCGCCTACAGCAGCACTTGCCGCGTTATAGAACTGACATGCTCCATATACTGTCATCGTCGCAGATGGGCGAACCCAAACTGAAACACGATATGTATCTCCGTAGTAGCACGGTTGTGGGTCTTGATAGACCCCAGGAGCTGTGTGTGAGGCAAGATCTCCACCCGAAGGAGCGACAGACCAAGTTGCTCGAATGAATGCTCCACCTTTAACTCCGCCATTTGCAACCGAGGATATTGCTGCTGCACCGGTAACTCCGGCGATGGTATGCCATGTGGCTAGTTCTGTTGCAATGTTTGCATAACTCCAAATGTTGCGACGAATCGCTAATGAATCTCCAACCCATTCAGAATATGTTGATGGCGCTGCTGCTACTTCATATAATACTGCATCTACATCTAGAGTTGATCCGACAGCTGGTGTGTAGAGCCCAATTCCTCCGAAACCAAACGAAAGATTAGCAGTATCAACATTTGGTGGAGCCGTGAATGTCACAAAGCGCCTTGCCCAAACCCCACCAATTGTTCCACCAGCACCAACAACAGGGTATCCTGTTGAAATTCCATCTTTGTAGAAGTTTACACGCCCGGCAAGATTACCAGAAGCACGAACCCATGCCGAAAACGTGTACGTTACCCCCGGGGTAATCTTTACCTGTGGGCATGAGATCGTCGGGCCTGTATCTGAGGCCTGAGTTGTGATAGTACTTCTGTAGTACGTCTTACCGCTGTATCCACCATTTGTTTGCCTAGAACCTGTTGCCGCACCTCCAGGGCCACCGCCACAGCCATACCCAATCATATCTACGGCCAGCGTTGGATTCACAGCCATGATCGATGGTATTGGGTTGGTGAATTGATTAGTAATACCAACAAGGTTTGGACTTGGACATACGATCGAGATTGTAGTACCAGCCTCGGAAGTGAATATAGATGGTTCGTTTCGCTCGACGTAACCGAATGTCTTTACTGAGCGTTCGGTAGTAACGATTGACAGATTTACGAATTTCTTGTTCGGGAAATAACGATTTGTGGCTTGGCGCACGGCTTCAATAGTCGGGTTCTCCATGAAAGCCAGGGTCAGCACGATGTTTCGCGTACCAACCCTGGCCGAGTTGAACATGGAGCCATCACCGGAACCAAACTCCGAGAAGTTGATCGTCGCATCTACGGGTCCTAGGCCGTCGATCGACTTGATGATCATTCCAGACACTGGCCGTTTGAGCTCCAGTGTGAGAGATTCTCCCCTCGGATTTGTAACTGTGAAGGTTTCGATCATGACTTTCCAAGTACCTCCTTCAAGGAATCGATTTGCGTCTTAGTCTGCCGATAAATATCAACCCTAGACAGGTTCTTCGGAGACGAGTTGTACTGGTTGTAAGTGATAGAAGCCCCTGACCCAACAGGAGTAGAGACAGGTATAGCATTGGTATTCCCAGAAGAACTCTGATTAATACTTGCCGCCGTCGAGTATGCCCCAGAGACAGAAAGGCCTGCCCCAGAAAGCATACCGTTGATACCAGATGCTCCCATTTTGACGTCAGAAAGGTCTAGAACAGGCTTAATCGTCGGCGCGTACTCAATGCCGGACAACTCAGAATTTTCCATTCCCTTAAGCGCCTCTTTGAGCGAATCCATCGCCGATTTAGCAATTCGTGACCCAGCATTTGCTGCCAAATCAGAATTATCCACAATACCGTTAGCAAAACCTTCGGTTGTGAATGCGCCGAGAGCATAGCTCTTCTTTGACGGAGAGTTACTATCAATAGCACTCTTAATAGCTGAAATTGCCTGGTTACCAACCTTTGTTGCGGCATCCCAAAGATCCTTAGCCTTTGAAGCAAGACCTCCGGTCATACCATCGATAATGGCGAACGCTAATCCTTCTGCTGAAGTTCTAATCCGCTCAGAATTGTTTGTGATTCCTTGCGCGAATCCATCAAGAATCTTAACAATTAGGTCTGCTCCAGCTTGAACCAGTTTGGATACGTTATCGCCGATCCCTTGTAGGAACTTAACTATGATGTCCGCGCCAGCTGTTACTAGTGCAGCAATGTTGTTTCCAATTCCGTTTGCGATTCCAATTAGAAGCTTCATCCCAGCATCAACAAACGCAGGAACAAGAATTACAATAGCGTTTAGCAGTGCTAGAATCAGGTTTGTAACAACCATGATAAGAACTGGACCGAGAATGTTTACCGAGATTAAAAACTTCAGAAGAATAGAAGTCAAAGTCTCGATCAGCTTTGGAGCGACAGTTTCAATAGCCGTAAGAAGCGACATTAATACCGTTGTAAAAGCAGCAATAAGAACGGGGCCACTTGTTGCAATAACACCAGCGAACTGAATAACGCCAAGAGCCAATTGAGTAAGAATCATCGGAATAAGACCCGCTAATGCCGACACAATAGCCACAAGTGCTGTTACACCAATGGTGCCAACAACAGCTATTGCTGTTAAACCAACAGCAAAAGCCATCATCCCAGCACCAGCAGCAAGCATACCAACGCCGAGAAGTGCCACAGCAACCCCAAATAGCAGAAGTACCGGAATAACTGGTGCAATAATTAAGCCACCAAGTGCAAGGGATGCAAAGATAGCTACGAGCTTAAGCAAACTATTCCCGATCTCATCCCAACTCATAGCGCCTAATGCCATAAGAACTGGAATAAGCAGCATTAGAGAAACAGCAACAACGCCAAGAGCAATTGCTCCAGGTAACGACGCAATCATAAGTGTAAGCCCAATAGCAATTGCAGCTAAAGCCCCTAGGAGAGCCACTGTAGCCTTTGCAATACCACCCCAAGACATTTCGCCTAAGATAGTAAGCGTATTTGCAATCAGCAATAACCCAATAGAAGCAATAAGCAAGGCCGCTGCCCCAGGAAGGCCTGTAGTCATAACCTTTGTGGCTACGGCAATAAGTAGAAGAGCACCGCCAAGAGCCACAAGGCCCTTCGCAATATCACCCCAGGACATAGAACCTAAAGTTCCAAGCGCGTTTGCCAGCATCAGCAAAGCACCACCAATAAGAACCATCGATACGCCAGTAGCAACGAGCTGCTTATCTCCACCGCCACCATTTACTACCCTAAGGAACAAAGCTAACTCAGCAAGTACTAATCCAATAGTAGTCAAACCCTTTGTGATCTCGCCTACACTAAACTTAGCAAAATCTCCAATGGCACTAGCAATTACCTTAAGCGCCGCACCAATGAGAATAAGGCTTACAGCACTACCAGTCGTAGTCTTCTCTAGATCTGCAAACTTTAAGAACAAGGCCAGCTCAGTGAGAATAACCGTTAGGGCGGTTAAACCCTTTGTGAGTTCTCCAACACTAAGTTTTGACAGAGCAACAACAGAAATGGTAAGTAAATCAATGGCAATCGCAAGAAGAATAAGCGCGCCAGTGACCTTAACCACAGTATCGAAGTTCTTGCCACCGGCAAGTTTCTCGAAAAGACCCATTGAGCCAAATAACTGTCCAAACATGACGCTCATTGCGGTAAGAGCCTTGGTTAGTTTATCTCCATCAACAAACGATAGAGCAATAACCGATGCGGTCATAACAGCAATAGCAAGAGCAATCTGCATAAGCGTCTTGGCTTTAAGACTCGCCTGCATCTGCTCAAGGCTACCCTGAAGACTGGAGAAAATGCCCTTAATACTTCCGAGCATGCCCCCAGCGTTATCAGTAACACTAGTGAGACTCTTAATGAATTTCATGATTCCGCCAGCAATTACTGCTAACGTAGCCATGTTAAAAGCATCCTTCATACCACTAAAGTTGGCATTCTTCATGGCATCTGTAATTTTTGCACCCATAGCATCTACTGCTTTACCGATTAAACCACCGATAAAGACGAAGAAAGGAGCAACAGCCTTGACTTTGTCACCGATCCAGTTTACGATACGCGAAATATCATCCCCCAACTTTGTGAGGGGCTGGAATCGAGCTTTAAGTTTCTCGATGAACCCGGTTACACCACTTGTATCTGCGCCAGCGATAGCCGCGCCAATACCAACAATATAATCGACGAACCTTTTAAGAACACTCGAGATCTTACCGACGACCTTTTCAACGTAATAAAGACCGTTACCGAAAACGTCATAGGCATAAGCGAGTTGATCAATCTTAACAAGCCAGTCGCCAAGGCGAGCGGTCAAGGTAAGAATGGAATTTCCTCCGGGGGCAAGTTTTGAAAATAGATCGCCTATCCCCTTGCCAAGCACCTGGAGTAGATTCTTACCAATATCAAGAACGGCAAAGGCACCCTTGAAGGTGCGCTTCAACTTATCTAAGTTATCTTCACTTAATTTTAGACCTAGGGCAAAATCTCGTAACGTGTTAGAAATAGAGATTAAGTCCTTGGCAGTCATTGGTGGGAATAACTCAGAGAAGGCCTCTTTTAGCGCTTTCACAATGTCCATTACAGCGTCGAATGCCGCAGCAAAAGCATCAATAAGAATCTGCTGCCCACCAAGATCAGCCCAACCCTTTAGAAGGTTGTTACGAAGATCTGAAGACGCGCCAACCATCCCACCAAGAACGTCGCTTACATGAGTCCAGAGTTCCTTTGCCTGGTCAAAGTCGCCAATGATGGTCTGCCAGGTCTGAGCCCAACCAGACTGAACCGCTTCTTTAAGCGTGTCCTGTAACTGGGTGAACGTCTTAACCTTTGTTGCTGCATCCTTAGCGGTTTGTCCCATTTTGAAGATCTCTTCAGCTTGGGCCTGCGTGTATCCCTTTTGCTTAATCTGCTCAACACTAAGATCACCAGTAAACTGCTCAAGTGTCTTATTAAGGACGTCAGCAGTAAGCCAGCCCTCCTGTAAAGACTCACGGAAAGAACCATTTTTCTTGATCATGCTATCGACAGCAATACCCTGGTTGCGAGCAGTGTTCTTAAGTGCTGTCTGGAAAACCTCGCCGCCCATACCAGCATTTACAACAGAGTTCCAGTCCATAAGTTTTACTGTACCGGTTGAAACGGCCTGCGACAACTGATACATCGCTGTAGACGCTTGCTGGGAGTTTGACCCAGATAAAGCGGCGAGGTTAGCAATACCCTTGATGTCCTTTGTCGATGTCTTCAGGTCAACACCGGCAGCCGTGAAGGTACCGATGTTTCTTGTCATCTCGGTAAAGTTATAGATGGTCTTATCTGCGTAAGTGTTCAACTCAGCAAGAGCCGCATTAACATCTTTGATGTTTGTGCCTTTGCTCTGCGTGTTGGCAAGAATTGTCTGAACCGCGTTCAACTGCGTCTCATACTCTTGCAGACCTGTCTTCATTGGGTCAATTGTTAGCGCCTTAGCAAGATTAATCCCGGCATTCACTGCCATGTTAGAAATGTTCGCAATTGCCGCCATGCCAGCGATGCCCATTGTGGAGAATCTATCGTTCAACGCCTGAATACCAGCCGAGATACCGGCAAAGGAAACACCCTTAGAGGCCTTATCTAAATCTCCGAAACCTTTCGAAGCATTCTCGAGTTTAAGACTCTTATTGAGTTTGTCAATTGAGTCATTGCTCTGCTTGATGCCGCTTTCAAACTGGCGGTTATCAAACTTCATTGACGCTACGCGCTCATCAATAGTGTTACTCATCCAGTAGTCACCGCCTTCCAGGCATCGTTTGCGATCTTATCAAAAATGGGTTTAAGAGCAGGGTTGATGTAATCCCGCCCTTGGACGTATCCCCCATTCCGAGTCCCGTGCCCGTATTGGAGAAGAATAGCTACAGAAACCCCGTCTTCAAGGTGTGAATTGAACCAGTTGATGCGATAACTGCCATTTTGAGCAACAATGGTATAAGACCAGGACTGCGCCGTAAGGCCTGTTGCCACTGGTGTGGCCGAGGCAAGGGCGACTACTCCAGATCTACCGTAAGCATCAAGAGAGTTTAGTATGCGATTATTAAGCGCGTTCTTGAAGAAACGTCTAGTCTTAGAGAAGTCACCCTTTACCTCAACCGTTAACATATTTATCCTATCAGCGAAGTTTACGATTCACTAATGCCTGAACGGCAGCGTAATTAGCTCCGAGTCGCCTCTTGCGCTCATCGCCATTACCATACTCACCACGAATAACAGCGTCAGCCAGAGCATTAAGATCCGGACCAGCCGCTGGTGCTCCTTGAAGCTTACGGTTGACAAGATTCTGTACAGCATCGTAGTTAGCGCCGAGACGATTCCTACGATCGTCGCCGTTACCATACTCACCACGGATAACAGCATCCGCGAGGGCGTTGAGATCGACCGCTGGTGCTGCTGGAGCCGGAGCCGGCGCAGAACCCGCACCGAGCTTCTGGTTGACAATCGCCTGAACAGCTGCATAGTTGGAGCCAAGACGCCTCTTTCGCTCATCGCCGTTACCATACTCTCCACGGAGTACAGCGTCAGCAAGGGCGTTGAGATCACCGGAAGGAGGTGCAGCAGGGGTGGACGCCGAAGAACCAAGCCATGGGGCAAGGGTCTGATTCGGCGGGTAGTAACGTCCGGGGCAGTCCGTAGGAACAACATCCTGATGCCCGATGATCGGAACGTTACCGTGAACGGCGCGAAGGTTTGCAATGAGTTCGCAAATAGTCTTCTTGTCCTCGTCGGACGCGCGGGGGTTGCACTCGAGATTAATGGACTTGAGGTTCATGGGCCAGTTACCAGCAGCGTATGCAGTATCACTGTCAGAAACCATCTGCGCTACGCGCCCGGCCTCAACAATGTAGTGCGCACTGGTCTTATTCCCGCCGCGAGCAAAGTAAGAAACAATGCTATCAAACTGCGGGTTCTGTGCAGGATCACCCCAGTGGTGAATAATGATGTACTGGATGGAATGTCCAGCGCGACCACGGGTGAATGCGGTGGCCCTAATCGAATTTTCAAGTGTGTACGACATGCTGCTCCTTTGTTTTAGCCCTTAGTACCCAATGCCGCTCGGCGCTGGGCGTTAATATCACGATACTGTGTCAAGGTTTCTCTCATCCCTTGCTTCTTTGGATTAGAGTTCTTGATATTGCACACCCGAATTAGGGTGAGAAGTCTGTTTAAATGCCACTTTTCTAACTCAATTGGAATATTAAAGCTAAACATCCAATAGTAGATGATTTCAGCAGTGACAATCTCACGACCAGCAGAAGATTTGCTCTCAACAAAAGTGGTTGCTGTCATAGGTGCAGCAATATAGTCTTTAACCTGCTGAACCACTTCATCTGGCAACCGTGTGTATACCTCTGGATCGATTCCGCGGGAGACTGTCATGTGTTTAATGTAATCTAGAGTTTCTGGCGTTGTCTTATCTACTTTAGACAAGAACGGTTTACACCAGATTGACTCCCATTTTGAAAGAGAGATCAAGGAATGCTCAAGCAGCAAAGTACAACCCGGAAGAGTAGAGAACTCCTCTGTCTCCTCGTCAAACAACTCTACTTCTGGTACTTCAATTGTGAGCATAGTAGCTCTTTCTACTCAAGAAGGCAGGGCCCCCCGGGAGGAGGTCGAAGGGCCCCACCTAGTCTTGTGTTACGGGGTGCCGATGAGCGTGACAACCTCGTTAGGCGTAGGCATACGAGGCTCGGTAGCCGCGTCGCCATAGATGATCTTCTCAAGCGCTGTAAGCGCCGTCGGAGTCACCTTAGTCGAGTTGATTGTGAGAAGCGCCGTAGGCTTGTGACCATCCAGAGCAATAGGTGTGGTGGTAAACGTCCAGCTGAAGGTCATCGCCTCAGGAGAATCGTTAACCGTCTTGTAAGGACGCTCGGAAGGAGCAGCCTTACATCCGTATGCGAGATGAATCTTGTAGCCGGAACCGGCACCACCAGCAACATTCTCGATGTTGGTACGGTAAGCCATGTCAAAGCTCTTACGAGGCTGCTGCCCAACTACCAGTCCGGGGACAACCTCAACAGAGCCGTCGCACTCCATCCACTCATCGGGGAAGGTATACGCCTCGATCGTTCCACCGAACTTCTCGGCAGACTGAAGACCACCATACTTCTGATTGTCGGCATACAGATCGGTCGTCTCGGCGCCAGACGGCGTCTCGGTAACCCCCGTAAGTCCGTTCCATGCGACGCCCTTAGTAGCGCCTTCTACGAAGAGGACGCCCTTTTCGACACCCGTCTCCACGAGACGATCATCCAGAGCGTCCCAGATAAGCTTAACCATTCTTACTCCTTAGAAGTAAACGTTGAATACATCGTGATTGAGGTTATCTGCTACGAAGTGTCGATCAAACCGGCACAAAGGCAGACTTCCGATCTTGTCGGGGATAGGACTATCGGGATCTTGGTCAATAACCGTGACCGAGTAACGCTTCTTTGTGCCATACACAATATTGTCGGCGAACTTGGGATATATATAACTTCGGTTATAGATAATACAAGGGTACTTCAGTTGAATGTTTGACGGCGGTTGAAAATAAGCATTCTCATTGCCGAGCAATTCAACCAAAAGCGTGTGTAATTCAGTCCGTGTTGCCATTGTAAACTCCTCCAATAGTTAAGATGAGCCTGGGACGCTGAACCTCTACATTTGTGATGATCCAGTTGGTCCCAAGCCACCTTAAGTAAAGCATATTGAAGAAGTTTTGGAAGGCATAAGCATCCGCAACTATACTGAAAGAGTTATTAACAGCAATGTTAGCATTAACTGTGTCTGACCTTTCCAGTTGGCGGTTGTTCCTAAGAACGTCCCCCTTATAGTTGCGTTTGCTTATGCTTGCCTTCCATACCCCCGGGGCGGTCTGAACATTTTCGGAATACCCGATCTCTCCAGCAAACCGTGCCATTTTGACTCACCCCTTAACTGTAGCTATTAGCCGGCGATGGCGGCCTTCTGCTCGATGACCACGGCGGTGTACGGCTCCTTGAGGGCGCCCGAGAGGCGCGTCTCGATGAGGTACTTCTGCTGGTTGTAGTCGATGTCGAAGTCGTCGAACATACCGATGGCCCCGCCCTTGTCAGCGCCGAAGGTGTAGTCCGCGGGGTTGACAACGATACCGACGAGTTTAACGAGCCCAGCGGTAGCGTCCGTGCGAGAGATACCGCTCATTGGATCGACGGCGATGCAGTCCTTGACGCCCATAGCCGAGGCAAGCTCAGCCTTGGTGCCGTAGAGACGACGACCAAGCGTGTCGCGGAGGAGGAGCATCGAGGTGATGGTCGCCTTTGTGGCGTAGAAGTTCGGGGTGCCCTGACCCTTGTACTCGGCCTGAGCAACAACAACCTCGTCAACCATCTCGGCGGTCGTGGTGCTGAAATCAACGATGTGACGGATCGCGTAAAGCGGGTCCTCCGAGTAGATCGGACGGATGTTGGTCTCGTCAATCTTGTCGGGATCGTCAGCGAGACGACCGTCACCAATCAGGCCGGCGCGAGCGACCTCCTCGTCAAGCATGAGACGCATCTCAGCCTTGAGCCAGGCAACAACGTCGAGGTCGGTGATGTCGATGATGTCGTCACGGTCAAGCTTCTGCTTCTTGTAGACCGTGGTCGGCGTGGTGACACGCTTGAGAAGGCGAATGACCTCCTCGACCTTGCGAGCGCCCTTGGTGTAACCCTTGGCGCGGGCCTCGGCCGCCGTGATATCCGCCTGGATCGACTTGATGCGGGCGAACGGGGTATGCGTGGTGCCACCAAGGAAGCTCGTGACCCACTCCATACGACGCGAAATAAACGTCGGGCTGTCGGTGATGGTCTTGGCGTCCGGGAAGAGGAAGTCGATATTAGTGATACCGTACTCATCGGCGTGCTCAAGGAAGGCCTCCTTGAACGAACCGTACTTCTTAGCGTCGGCCATGATCGACTTGAGCTGGTCGTGCGACAGGGTCGGGCCCTGCTGGGCGCCGGTCATGCTATCGCCCTCGAAAACGTTGCGGGTCACGTACTGTCCTTCCTGGTCATCATGCTGGATGTAATCCTCGTCGTCATCAGACTGCGAGGCTGCGTTATCGGCTCCATCAACGGCCTGGCCGATGAGGTAGTAAACAACGTTCTTCTGCTTCTCGCTCAGCGTGTCAAACACGTCCTGAACAGTCTCTCCCTGGTCGGAAGCGGTTGCGGTGGGTGCCACGGTTGTATCTCCTTGATTAGTTTTGGCTGCATGCTCGACCGAATCCTCGTCGGTAGTCATGTACTCGAGCTCAAGCCCCGTATAGATAAAAGCTTCATCCTCGAGAACCTCAACTTCGTCCCCGTGACTAAATGCCACAAAGTCGATGAGTGCACCCGGGTTTGCGCCAGCCAGAACAAGACTGACTTCTTTGATATCGCCATGCTGAACGTCAGACTTGCTGCGCTTCACAAGGCGATTCGCATGAATAGACATAGATTCAACATCTCCATGCTGAAGCATAGTCTTTGTAGTTACTGCCATAGGCGTTGTGTTGAAGAAACCGCGGCCATAAACACCGTCTGCACGATGCTCAAGTACGGTATAGCCAAGAACGTTCTCTGGGCTGTTATGCTGGTGCTGCCATACGAGCGGCACCTTCTTTCCATCCATGTGCTTAAACGCGTCAGACATGATCTTCAGACCGTCAGTACATGGAGTGTTGTACTTAGTGACATAGCCACTAAAGTCGCATTCCATTTTGAATTCCTTTCTAAGCTGGCGCCAGCGAAAGAGCGGGGTCACCAGACGGAAGAGCCGACGGATCGCCGGGCGGCGGAGCCGTGCCATTCGCGGCATTAAGATTCTTGTTCTGTAGCTTGTCGGCATTCGGGTCTGTAGACGGTCGATAACCGAGGATGGAACGAATCTCGTTACTAGTCAAGATCTCGTTTCGAGTGAACTTATCTGCAATCTCTGCCAGAGAAGATACAGGAACGAGCTTGAAGGGATCACGGAAGTAAAGAATTGCCTGCTTCTGAGAGCGAGCAGTCTTTGTAAGGAACTTTCTGCACATCTCTGTTACTACAGCGCTAAGGATTGGACCTATTGTACGGTTGTAGTAATTAAGCATTTCGGATTCCCCTGCTGTTCCGTTAAGAACCGCTTCAGAAAGTCCAAGTTGCGTGTACAAAGCTGACGTTAATGCCGCAATCTGAGGAACAAGCGTGTTTTCAACAGGTCGATTAAGCTGTGTGATACGCTCTGTTCCGTCAGTGTACGCAATGCCAAACTTAGAGCCTCGTAGTTGCATCTCAATATCGGTCCGGCGCTTTTCAGCTTCGTTTCTGCGGGCCTCTGTCTTGATCACGTAAGGCAACTGCACAATAAGATCCAACTTGCCTGCACCGGTCTGTTCGTCAACAGCATCAAGGATGCTGAGTTTACGAATTAGTCGCTGCAATGTAGAGTTGGGCTCATTCATAACCATGTACAATGGGTTTTCAATGATAGCGGTAGTCGACTTTGGCAGGAGCACTTCTACTTTTCGACCAAGCTTCTCGTTATAAACCAAAGCACGGATATGCATTGGGTACCACTGAAGAATCTCACCTACACGGAATGTCTTGATGTCATACGAACCAGAAACTGAAGGGTTAATGGTCGTATCAACAGGGACGATAGCAACAACGCCTTTATCGAACATAGTAAGGAAAACATCCTGGAAGAGTGCCTGAGCAATCTGATCAATGTTTGACTCGAGGGTCAAACAATTGTTTAAACCCGTGGGAAGAGTTTCCAAATAACGTTCATTATCATCAAGCCTGACATGACGGATTGAGTTGGATGATGCATCCATCGCCATTTTTGTATAAATTGATGCGATCGTGGTCTTCTCGCTTGAAACCCGGAGTCGAGGCCTATCTGGGCGGATGCCGTATGCTGGTCCAAGAGAATAACCATTAGTGTTATCTCCAGTAAAAGCATTCCATGCGTGAGAGAGCCTTTTT